CTCCAGTCAACCCTTCGGTTCTTCCTCGTCTCTGTTCAAACTGGACAAGGCAGAAACTTATGCGAACCAGGTTACTCTTGATCGTCTGTACTACAGCTTCCCTGGACTTGCTAAGGGCGTGACCCTGACTGCTGGTGCTCTGGTTCGTAACACTGAGATGGCTTGGGTTCCTACCGCATACAAGTCGGACATCCTTGACTTCTTCTCCGTTGCTGGTGCTCCTGGTGTCTATAACAAGGCAACTGGATCTGGTTTTGGTGCTCAGTGGGTACAACCTGGTAAGAAGGGTAAGGGTGGTTTCGTTGCGGGTATCAACTATGTTGCCCAGAACGGAAACGATTCTACCAAAGGTCAGTTTGATGAAGATGGTTCTCTGAACACTCTTGCCCAGGTTGGTTATCGTGCTCCTCAGTACGGCATCGCATTCGGTTACCGCTATGGTACTGAAGGTACTCGTGTTCGTAACTTTAATGCTATCGGTGGTGGATCTGGTGCTCTTGGCGCTAACCAAACCTCCAATGGTTATGCTCTGAATGCTTACTGGCAACCCAAGAAGTCGGGTATCATTCCCTCTGTGAGTGGTGCTTATGGTTGGAACACCGTAAGTCTGTCTAACAACCGTCAGACTCCTAACGCTGCTACCGATTCACAAACTTGGATGACTGGTCTTCAGTGGAGCGATGTGTTTGCTAAGGGTAATGCCGCTGGTTTTGCCATTGGTGCTCCCGGTAACGCTGCTTCTCTTGCTGCTGATCGCAAAGCGATTATGTGGGAAGCCTTCTATCGTTACAAAGTTAGCGATGCGATCAGCGTGACTCCTGCTGTGTTCTATGTGTCCAACAATCAAGGTCTGAAGCAAGCTTCAGATAACTATGGTGGTGTGATTCAGACTACCTTTAGGTTCTGATCTCCTAACAAATTAAGTATAAATTACTACGGGGGTGCTTGACACCCCTTTATTTTTCCTATATAATTGTGTAACAATTCTTAACGAATTTACAATGACTGTAACAACTAATGAGTTCGGGCAACAAAATATGTTTGCCAAAGAACCCACAATGTATTATGAAAACTATGGGATGCTGACTCCCAATCAAGTCAAGGAGAGAACCAATGGGCGTTGGGCAATGGTCGGCTTTGTTGCTGGTATCATTTCTTATAGTATCACTGGTAACTTCTTCTTCGGAATCTTCTGACAACTAGGAGGCAATTATGAACAAAATTTTTACTGAAAAGGCAGAACGTATTAATGGTTGGTTTGCAATGATCGGATTCGTTGCCGCTGCTGGTTCTTATCTGGTCACTGGTCAAATCATTCCTGGTGTGTTTTGATGGAGGTCAAAATGCGTAGTGAAGGTTATCAAATTCCTCAAGTCGAATTTACTTTCCGTGAGAACGGTGAATTTGTAACTCGTACTTCCGCAGATCTTTTCGATGGTAAGCGTGTGGTTATTTTCAGTTTGCCTGGTGCATTCACACCTACTTGCTCTGCTTATCAACTGCCTGGATTTGAAGAGAAGTACGAAGATTTTATTGGACTTGGCATTGATGACATTTATTGTGTCTCTGTTAATGATGGGTTTGTTATGAATGCCTGGGCACAAGACCAGAACATTGAGAAAGTCAAACTCATTCCAGACGGCAATGCTTACTTCACACGTTCTATGGGAATGCTTGTCAACAAGTCTAACCTTGGTTTCGGTGATCGCTCTTGGCGTTATGCTGCAGTTGTGGATAACGGAGTCATCGAGAAACTATTCGTGGAAGTGGGGCAACGGGACAATGCCGACTCCGACCCTTACGAAGCGACTACTCCAGAAAATGTTCTAGAGTATGTTTCATCTAATGTAAAAGTGGGTGCCACCACTTGATCAAGAGACCCTCACAAGAGGGTCTTTTTTTTATAAATATCTGAGTGTTTGGGCAATATTCAATGACATTAGATCTTCATAACTTTTTCAAATTTTATGATGATGGTAATGCAAATCATGTAGCAGCAGTTCAATGGTTGGAAGACAACCTACCTGCTAACTTCATGGATGACGCAGAAACCGAGTGGATCGGAATTTTTAGAACTAAACCCCCTACACCAGAAGTTCTTGCAGTTCCATACTTCAATCAAGTAGACAACTACAGAGATGCACATAGAACTTGCAACTCTTCATCGTGTGCAATGTGCCTTGCTTTCCTCAAGCCAGGAAGCATCAAAGGTGATGATGAGTATGTTAAGAAAGTATTTGCGATTGGTGACACGACTGACCATTCGGTCCAGACAAAAGTTCTGGCAGGTTATGGAGTTAAGTCACACTTTAGTTACAATCTTTCTTTTGCTGACATTGATAAAAGTCTTGATGCTGGGAAACCTGTTGTTATTGGTATCCTGCATCGCGGCTCTTTATCTAATCCTACTGGTGGGCATATGTGTGTTGTGATTGGTAAGACTCCTGACGGAAAAGGATACTTTGTAAACGATCCATATGGTTCTCTCAACGATAACTACACTGGACCAGTGACAAATGGTAAGAAGACCATTTATACCAAAGCAGTTCTTAAGCATCGTTGGTGTCCAGGTGGCAACGATGGCTGGGGCAGAATTTTCGACTGATAGGAGAACAAACAATGGCACGTATCGATTTACACAACTTTTTCAAGTTCTATGACGAGAAGAACCCCAATCACGTCAAGGCAGTTCAGTGGTTAGAAGATAACCTTCCAGTTAAGTTTCTTGAGGATAACGTAGATTGGGCGGAGATCTTTAGAGGAAAAAAGACTAGTGCTGCACCAGCCCCTGCCGCTGCTGCAGCTCCTGTAACTGGTGGTGATGATGTTCCACAAATGGGCATCAAGTTAATCAAGGAGTTTGAAGGATGCCATCTCAAGGCTTATCCTGATCCTCTGAGTGGTGGATTGCCAATCACGATTGGTTGGGGATCTACTCGCAAGAAGGATGGTTCAGCATTCAAACTTGGTGATACACTCACTCAACAGGAGGCGGATGCACTTCTGATTGAACAATGCAAGAAGGAGTTTCTTCCTGCTCTTCGCAAAATCCCACACTGGAATGAGATGTCAGATGGAAAAAGAGGAGCTCTGCTCAGCTTTGCTTATAATCTTGGTGCCGGCTTTTACGGTGGTGCTAACTTTAATACTATTACTAAACGCCTGAAGAATAAAGAGTGGGACTTAGTTCCCGATGCGCTTTATCTCTACAGAAATCCTGGTTCTAATGTAGAAGCAGGACTTGCTCGTAGAAGAAAAGCAGAAGGTGAATCTTGGAAAAAAGGTTAACCGTATTTACAAAGGAAAATGACTAACAAGAAAAACGAAAATGCTATGGGACAACTAATTCGTATATGTATTTTGGGTTGGTCTGCTGCTCTCCTTACTGCAAGTTATGCGGGTACTCTGTCTAAGATGGATCCTACCTTTATTGCTACTGTCTTCACAGCATCTGCTGCTACCTTTGGGATTAATACTATGAAGAAAGGTGGTGATGAAGAAGATGAAAAGAAAGAAGAACCAAAAAGAGAGGAGTTTGTGGAAGCACCCCCAGAACCACCCGCAGAAGAAGTAGCAGCAACTCTTGAAGAAAGAGTTGAAGCACTGGAAGAGGGACAAGTTCAACCCCGCACAGGAGCCTAATGGCAAAGTCAGCAAATAAAAATAAAAAGGGTGGAGCAGGTTCTGCTAATAATAAAAAGCAGAACTCAGGAAACGCAAACGCAAACAAAGCGAAGAACGGCGGAAAGAAAAAGTGAGGTATTATGCCACGCGAATGGAATACTCCAATTCGGGAACCTTGGAATCCTGTAATTAAAAAGTGCCTTGATGCTGTCGATGAGCACATCAAGGCATATGTTAAAACAGGAGATGACTGGCACATATTACAAGCAGAAATATTAAGAAAGTATGTAAAAGATTTGAAAGTTTGGATTCATAGACAAGAGGGGCGAGAATGAAAAAACTCCTTTCATCAATTGGTTTATCATTAACTCTGACATTTCCAGCAACAGCTAGTTCGTTGGAAAAGAAACAACCAACAGTTCCAGCATACAGCCTCGCTGCAATGGGTTGTATGATACTCCGAGAATGTACAGAAGGAGTAGAACAACTTACACCAGACTCTGCGTTCTTATCTGGTAAAGAGTTTGATAACTTCAGAACAGAAATCAAATCTATTCTGGTAGCACTGAATAAACTGAATGTTCCAGTTTATGTTGGTCCGAGTAGATACTTCACACCACGAACGATAGGTTTATACAAACCAGAATACAATCGTTTCTTTATCAATGAGGAACTCTTAAAGGACCCAAGAGAGTTTTTAGGAACAATGAGGCACGAAGGATGGCACGTTGTTCAGGACTGTATGGGTGGTGGAATCAAAACTTCTTTTATGGCACAAGTCCACCAGGACTCAGAGATTCCTGCTTGGGTAATGAAGATGACTAAACTATCTTATGAATCTATGGGTCAGAGTCGTGCTGTGCCTTGGGAAGCAGATGCCAACTGGGCAGAAGAACAGTCTGGTCAAACTGTGAAGCATTTGGAAATGTGTGCTAAAGGTCCTTTGTGGGAACAGGTAAGACCAACACCTATGACAATGGAGTGGTTGATTGGTTGTGGGTGGATGAAACCACAAGAAGGATATAAAGAATACACACCAAACAAAAAGTCAGATTATTGTGTAGAAGGTAAATACTGATGCCTGGAAATTTTCCTTGGGGAGTTTTTATTATTCTTTCTTGTGGGCTTGCTTTTACTGCTTATGTAATCTACTACATAATGAGGTTAGCATTTGAGGAAATGAAAGATGAAGAACCTAGCAATCATTCTGTCAGCGACAAGTCTGGCAATTAGTGCCGCACTTTGTTATGGTGCTTATGTAACTTATCAGAAAGCACAAAAGATTTTGGACAACCCAGAAGAGTTTGTTGGTGCCGTTGTAGAAAAGCAGGTCAATAAAGCATTTGAGAAACTACCTATCCCCAAACTAAATACAGAGAAGTTTAAACTTTTTTAAAATGGCGGATAGAGACCCATACATTTATAGAATCAAAGAGATTCATAAGGTAGTCGATGGAGACACTATTGACGCTGAT